AGGCCGACTAATGCCCGCCCAAACCGCCACCGACTACGCCAACATGCTCGCCGGCAGCGAATTCGCCACCGCCGTATACACGGCCGCGAACACCGAGCTATTCGGCATCTACTCGCGTGGCGCGGGGCAGGCGCTCGACGTCAACGACAGCCGCAGCCGGCTGTTACTCATCCGCGCCGACGCCGCCGGCGTCGCCATCGGCGACAGCCTGCGCATCGATGACGCCACCTGGACCGTGCGCGCCAAAGAGCCGGGCGATCGCGGCGTAACCCTCGTGCTCGAGGCACAATAATGCACCGCGCCGAATCCATCATGCAGGCCATCACCACCAACGTCACCGGCCTGACCACCACCGGCGCCAATGTCTACCGGGGTCGGGCGTACCCGGTCGCCGCCCTGCCGGCCCTGTCCGTATCGCAGGGCGCGCAGCAACGGCTCGACGACTACGAAACCATGCCGACCATCGCGCGCACGCTCGATGTCGACATCACCGCGCACGTCCAGCAGGTTGCCAACACGGAAACGACGTTAAACCAGATAGAAACAGAGATTTATTCAAGCCTGAAATCCAGCGCTAATTTAGGCCTGCCCTATGTGCTCGATATCGAGTGGCGATCGAGCGCCGCGCCCGATCAGGACGGTGAAAGCAGCGAGGTGCCGATAGCCAGCATGGTTATCACATTCGAGGTGCGATATGAGCACAGCGACAGCAGCACCGAATCATAAATTAACTGTACGCATCCAACAGAGGGGCATAAATGATGAGCCGAATCAAATTGAAACACCCTGACGCCGAGCACACCGTTACCGTGCCGGCATTACAGCAACAGCATTTTCAACGCATGGGCTGGTTACCGGTCGATGACGAAGAAGGCGCGAAAACCCCAAAACCGCAACCAGTAGAGGAACAGCAAAATGGCAAAAGTTAAAGGATCAGACGGCGTTGTAAAAATCGGCGCCGCAACCGTGGCAGGCGTGCGCAGCTTTACGCTAGACGAATCGATGACGCCCATCGATGACAGCGACCTGAACACGACAGAACTCACCTATGTAGCCGGCGACATCACCCGCACCGCGAGCGTCGAATGCTTCTGGGACAAATCCGACACCACCGGCCAGGAAGTGCTCGTCATTGGCGCCGAGGTCACTCTGGTGCTGGCACCGGAAGGCGCAGACGTTGGTTCGCGCACGCAAAGCATGACTGCATTCGTGACCGGCGTATCCCAGGCTAATGAAAAGCAGAACATGGTCACCAAAAACGTCACGTTCCAGGTCTCCGGTTTGGTAACGGTCGCGTAACATGGTCGACATCGCCGCCATCGGTCTAAAACACCTGTCTGACCAACTCAGCGGGAAAATGCATCACTGCATTGTCAGCGAGTGGATTGACCCGGAAACGGAGCAACCGGTCGAAATTTACTGGCGCCCGCTTACCGGTGCTGAGCAAAAACAGATCGAAGCCGGCGCCGGCCAGGTCGAGCGCATCGCACTGACTGTGAAGGTGCGCGCGCGCGACGCCGGTGGCCGCCTGCTGTTCGGCAACACAGGCCTGGCCAGCCTCATGCACGACTACGATTTCGACGTCATCCGCGCCATCGCCTACCTGATCACCGGTGACATCACCGACACCGACGACGCCGTCGAGGACGCGGTAAAGGAATGAAAACGGACGCAGGCCTATACCTCGCTTACGAATACGGACTGGCAACCGGCCAGCCCGCGTCCGCCGTGCTGCAACTGCCGGTTGCCGAATACACCACCGGGTTTTTGGCCTATCTCAGGATTAAGGCCGACATGATGGAGCGCTAAATGGTCGCCACAACGCACGAAACCCGCTTTTTGCTCAGCGCCAAAGACCGCACCGCCGTCGCGTTCAAAACCGCGAAAACAAACCTCGACGGCATCAAAAACGCCGTCACCGGCGTGCATGCGAAAATCCTCGGCCTGGCCGGTATCGGTGGCCTGGGCGCGCTGTTCTCGGGCATCGTCCGTACAAATGCCGAGATGCAGACCTTAAAAACCAGCCTAAAGACCGTCACCGGCAGCACCGAGGCCGCCGCAAAAGCGTTTACCGAGCTGGAGCAATTCGCCATCGAGACACCGTTCGACCTCAACGAATGGGTCGATGGTTTTATCAAAATGAAAGCGCTCGGCCTTGACCCAAGCCGGGAAGCGTTAACCGCATACGGCAACACAGCATCGGCAATGGGCAAAAGCCTCAATCAGATGATCGAAGCTGTCGCCGACGCCGCCACCGGCGAGTTCGAGCGCCTCAAGGAATTCGGCATACGCGCCAGCAAGGAAGGCGACCGCGTCAAGTTCACCTTTCAGGGCGTCACCACCACGGTCGGCAACAGCGCGGCCGAGATCACCCAGTATCTGCAAAGCATCGGGAACAACGAATTCGGCGGCGCTATGGATGAACAGGCGAAGACCTTGACCGCCAGTTTTTCTAACCTGCGCGGCGCATTCGCAAAACTAGCGGTATCTCTGGGTGAAGCCGGCCTCAACGACCTGGTGCGGGATTTGACCGTCAGCATCACCAACATGGCCAACAGCGTCAAACCGGATGACGTCAAACGGTTTTTTGATGAGGCCAAAAGCGGCGCTATGGCAGCCTATGACACCATCAACGGCATGCCGCACCTGGCCGAAATGGGCCTGATCGGTTTCGCCCTGTTCGGCAAAAAAGGCCTGGCGCTCGCCGCCGGCGTCAGTTTCCTGAGCGGAAAACTCGGTGAAGACATCGGCAAAGCCTGGGAAGAATGGAACCCCAGCCAGGTCGTGGCCGGATCTGGTGGATTCACCGGCAACGCAGGCGTTAACCCCATGCCCGGCTACCAGCTCGGCGATCTCAACCGTAGCAATGGGCGGTTACATTATCTCGACCTGCTCAAGGATATTGAGTCCCGATATGGCAGCAAGGACGATAAGGCCGCCAGCAAACTCGATCAGACAAACCAGCAACTGCGCGAGATGACCGATATTTTGCGCGACCAGCGCGTGGCAGTAGCGGGGTAACCTATGGCCATTAAATTCGACCTGAAAGACAGCGAAATAATCCGCACAATTAACGGCGTTGAGCTGACGCGCACGGCGCTGATCGATAATGTTACTGCTAGCGCCAGCGGCGCGCTGATCACCGCATTGAATCATGCCAGCGTGCCATCTATTGGTGACCCTCATCCAGACGATTCCACACTGGTTTGCGCCGACATTACCTGCCGCCCGGTGGCGTTCGAGAAATTCCGATTATCAATCAAATACGTCGAGGACAAAAATTTTAAACTCGGCATTGCCAATGCGCATGTAATGATCACGTCATCGGTAACCAGTGTCGATGTTCATACCGACAAACTGGGTGATCCGTTGGTTGCAGTTCATCAATACCCCGTAACGCTCGGTTTCACCGAGGTTCGCCAGGCATATACGGCAGAAATTGAGCAACCGCAAATAAACTACGAATACACCTATATCACAGACGTTAACCCGTATGCGATGCGCAACTATACCGGGTCGATCAATTCCGATTCATTCAACGGCCACGAACAAAAAACAGTCTTATGTTCGGCTGTCGATATCGAGGAACTATCAGCCGATTATTGGCGGGTACGCATGCGCTTTGTTTATACCCCGTCGACTTATCAATTTACCGCCACCATTCGCCCCTGGTATTCAACCACGGCGGTCGTTTCTGGGCCGATCGATCTATTGACTGGCACCGACACATTTGACGTTTATCAAGAGTCGTCCTTCTCGACCCTTGGCCTGCCATCACTGACGCCGCCGCCATTACCATGAGCAATGATCGCATTATCAATCGATGGTCAACCGGGCACGCGATAACAGCCAGCCGGCTAAATAACATTGTCGACGCTGTCAACAAAAACACCCAGGGGCTGGCATCGCCCAGGCAAAAACCCGAATACAACGAAGACAAGGACCGACAAGACAACGGCCCGCAAGATCTGGGCGCGCAAAGCAAAACCTACAACGAAAAAAGCCGAACATTCACCACGGTCACCGTCACCGATTCGGCCGGCAACACCCACAGCATCGAGCAGATCGACTCGGTCACGTTCGAAGACGGCTATGGCAATGAACTGATTTTGAATTTTAGTAATCCATAATGGCGCATTTAGGGCCGTTTAAATTCATCAGTCCCTACGCCGCCGCGCTAACCGGCACATTAACCGCGTCCGTCACCGAGGCCGACATCGTCACCGGCGGCAAGACCCTGATCATCACCCTGACCGGCGCCACCTGGGCCGCCGCCGGCGCCCCATTCGACGCCGTCCGCCAGGCCATTATCGATGGTCTCGACAGCGCCGAGGCCGAGGCCACCGGCTGGGACGCCCTGGTGCGCCCAGCCATCGCCGTCACCGACGTCGTGCGCACATCCGACACCGTCGTCACCATCACGCTGCCCGCCGTCGCCACCTACGACATCACCGCCGACGAAACCATCACCGCCACCATCCCGGCCAGCGCCACCAGCGCCGCCGTGCCGATTGTGGCCGCGCCGACGGTGAGCATTGCAGCGGCAACCGCCGCCTATCAACTGCAAATCGTCGCCGTTCCAGATGATGTCACCCAGGCGCGCGGCATTTATATCGATGCAGATTACGAGGTCGACTGGGGCGATGGTGTTTTTGTGTCCTACCTGGCCGGCACCAACAGCGCCATACCGTCGGGCACCATCACCATCCGCAGCGCCGCCAGCCCTACAACATTCCGTTTTCAAACCTCGGGAGTAGCGCGCACCTGGACGTCGATAACCGTGTCCGTGGCTGACAGCATCACCTCGTTAAATAGCGCGTTTTCCGGTCAACTGTCGCCGGTCATAACCCTGCCCAGCCTGCCGCTGGTAGCCGCTGCCGTCAGCATGATGGCGAACAATACCGCCATCACGTCATTTAGCATGCCGGCCGCGCCGTTACTCACGACGCTGCAAACCGCGTTTTCTGGTTGCACCAACCTGGCGACGGTCGCGTTCTCGACCCTCGGCTCGTTGCTGAACATGACATCGACGTTCATGAACTGCTCTGCGCTAACAACGGTCGCATCGATGGACACCTCAACCGTCACCAATATGTCGCAGACATTCCGCAATTGCGGATTGATCACTGGCCCCGCGATGAATACGGCATCCGTCCAGCAATTTTTCCTGACGTTCTACAACTGCGCCAACCTGGTCAGCGTGCCGGCATACAGCACCGCCAGCGCCACCGATTTCCGTGCCATGTTTGCCGAATGTTCCAGTTTACGCTGCATCGCCGCACTGGATACCACGACCGTCGCCGGCACGACGATGAAGCAGCAAATGTTCTACGGTTGCCGCGTCCTGAAGCACCCGCTTGTTGTCGATGCGCTCGGCAACACCGAGGCCGGTCTGATGGTATCAGCTGCGGGTTATGCATACGTTAATAGCTCGCCCGGTGATTGCGCCGACTTCTACGCGACTGGCGGCCTGTTTGGTCTTTTCGATGCATCCGGCGAAGTCAAGCCGATCTATAGATACCCCGCCGGCACTGAACCGACCTCCCCGCCGGCTATCAGCTCAATCGTATTTCCCTGGGAAGACCAGGTGTTCACCGTTACAGCGTGGACCGATGGCGGTGGTGGATTCTACTCGGCAAAATTCGTTGGTTTTGAATCCCACCCTGATTTGCACCTGGAGTATGTATACTCACCTGGAATAGGCGTATTTCAGATAAGCTCGGAGGCGGCCCTAGGCGTCGTGCCTTTCTCCTCGTTGATCGGAGTCGGCATCGCTGGCGGGCAGGCGGTGAAAATTAACCTTGCGTAACGACAAAAAACAGGTATAGATTGAAGCTCAATCAGCCAAAAAAAAGGAGTTTAAAAGCCATGCAAAACATGACAAAAACAGGCCTAAAAACGGCCATTTTTTCATACCTGACGGTCGTCAGCATCGGCGCCTATGCCGCCCCGTCATTATCCCCCGCGCATGACCGCGTCATCGCCGAAATAACCGCCGAAAAGAGCGTATTCGAAGCCGTCTGGTTCAACCAAAACTACCTCCGCGCCACCCGCTACAACACCGGAACACCGCAAGACGGATTCGCCCAATACCTATGCCAAGTGATCGCCGACACCGGCTACAAAGGCCGCCCGGTAACGCTGGAGATCATTGACGTCGTCAAATTAGTGAGACAAAAAAAATGGGACGTAATCGGCAGCGCCACCTGCCGAATTCGCGCTGAAAAATAGACGAAAAGACTTAGGCACAACAACACATAAGTGATTGATTTCAAACGCGCCAAAAATCGATTTCTAGGCACAAAAAACCGCGCCAAGGCTTTGATTCTTAACGGTTCGGCGACTAACTTGTAATCAGTAGGTCCCGCGTTCGATTCGTGGTGCCGGCACCA